GTCGAAACACTGCGTAAGAAATAACTGGTCACCCAGTTATTCCCTATGTGGAGTTCTCGGCTTGTCCGGACCGGTTCAGAATCGTCTTCGTAAGAAGAGATCTAAACCAGTATCCGCACATCGCCGGTCAACGATTCCCAAATCTTCCTTACGGAAGAAATGGGCGTTGAAGACACCACGGTGGTGTGGACCGCTCAGGAAGATGAAGAAAGTTATGGGCCGCCTTCATAAGATGAAATACAAATCACGCAAAAGAGTTTACTCTTTTGCTGATGCTGTATGGAAATCCTATTTAGGTGGACTCCATAGCGCAAACGGGAAACGACTAGTCCTTGACTTAAAGTCTCGGTCTGACCGCTCTTCCGCTCGTGCTATAGTTGCCAAAGCTTTCTCCATATTACGAATTGCCGTCTTATCTGGTACATTTACCTTGTGTAAATCAGTCAAGGGGGAGTCAACTCAAGCGAGATTGTACTCTTTCAAGTGTCCAATGACTAGTCATTTGGACGCTGATCGAATACTTCCTCGTTCTGAGATTTCTCCCGCACTTGAACGGATCGCCCAAGGAAGTCTCCGCCACCTAAGGGAACCTCGCCGTCAGGCTCAGTTCTCTTTTGTTGGAAGAAGTCTTCCTTTAGGAGATCGTACCGTGATAAGACAGTCCATAGAAAAGCACTTTAACAGTCTAACAAGAGAATCTGCAAGTGTCCCTCCTGGGACCTACGAGTCTATGAGAAGTTGGGCGAGTCGTTGGGGATGTAAACATCTCCCAACGTCTTCACCGTTCGACTTCTCATTGACCGCAGGCTCCTGCCTAGAGAAATCTAGGAAGGACGGGGGACTTGCATCTTTCTTGATAGAAAGTCTACAGGCTTCCTATGGTGGCGAACCTTGTGAAATCGGAGAAAAGCCAGACCACATCTATGATGTTGACTGGCAATCAATGATTACACAGGCGCAACTTAGAGATCACCTCGTGAAAATCTTTGCAGATCTTCCGAGACCTCTGCGTGCATCAGTTGAAGTAGTTCCAGAACGCGGCTATAAAGCCCGTATTGTTACTAAGTCTCCTGGTGCTGCAGTGGCTATAGGTCACCTATTAAGACGAGTAGCTCTTTCATCCCTTAGACAGGATGATAGAATTTCTTTAGTCTTAAAAGGTGAACATATAGAATCTGTGAAATCTAAATTGCGTCACCCTGTCCCTGGTCCGGTGAAAATTCTCTCAGCTGACTTGACGGCAGCCACAGATAATCTAACTTTTGAGTCCTCTCGGGCTTTCTGGTTAGGTTACTGTGACGGCATTCAAGCGCCAGAGTTCTTTCGACAGACTGGGTTGGACTTGTTAGGTCCAATGTATCTCACATATCCTGACAACCGTCAGATAACCACTGAACGTGGTGCCCTTATGGGGCTACCACTTTCGTGGTTTATCTTATGTTTGGCTAATATGTGGTCTGCAGACAGGGCGATTCGCCATGTTCGTTCTTCTTCAAAGTTGGGACTACGCCGGCAGCCCTACGGGATCTGTGGTGATGATCTCATTGGAATTTGGCATCCAATGGTTATTCATGAGTATGAAAACAACATTCCTCTAACGGGAATGAAGTTTTCTACTCCTGATAAGCATTTGACGTCATTATTCTTTGGAATCTTCACTGAAGAAATATTTCTACTTATGAAAGTAGTAATAGAACTTCATCGCAGAAATCAATATCGCATACGTCAACGAATGAGGTTTACTAAATATAAGAGGGGAAGCTATGCTTTCGCTGTTATATCTGGTTCACTTCGTTCGAAGACTATGCAATATCGAACTGTGACACGATCGTGTAGTTGGGGGTTAGCGTGGTTTAAAGGTCCAATTGGCTTTCCATTAAGAGGTTTAGTTACTTGTCCTGGGCATATGCCTGGGTCAGGTACCTTAGTCCCTTGGTGGGTCGCCATTGGTCCTTCTATGACCGCGTCAACCAGCCGGAATCCTGAACAAGCTCGTCTGATTCGTCAGATAGGTCTCTCTGCGCACCCTGGTGTTGCCACCTGGGCTGCAAAGAGAGGTTTAGCACCTTTCGTGCCTCGCGAGTTCGGGGGTTTCGGTTTACCGTACGTAGTTCCTTTCTCAGGACAACCAAAGATTAAATC